TGATATACCTTCAAAGAGAACTTAGGAGCAGCAGCTATCTCCTGATTGATGCTGTTCACAACATCATCAGTAACAATATCGCCCTCCTGAATCTGCTGAGGTTCACGTCCAGCCTTGCTTACCAAGTCTGCTTGCTCTGCTCTGGTCAAGATACGGTTCACCTTCATCGCACCAGTAATCACCCAAGGGTCAGTCTCAGGGTTCGGGTTGGTACGATACATATAATATCCATCAGTAGGCAGATGTTTCAAGCCAGCAAGTGAGTGCTGATACTTGCCCGATGGATTGATACCCTCTTGGCGAGCTTCCTCCTGATAATCTACATCAGCAGCATACTCCACCTCAGCGAAGACGAAGTTCTTAGGGAAGAGAGTCTTGTTGCCCTCAGCATCCTTGCGGTTGAACTGGATAGCGTAAGGCACTACACCAAGATGCCAGCCTGGTCTATAGGCTAGCTTACCGCTACCGCCTTGTGTTCCCTTGCCGCCCTGCTTAACCTGAGGTCTGCCAGTCTTGCTTTCTCCTGCAATAGGAGCCGCATCAGCATCGAGCCATACACCAACTGGAGTAGCCGCACCATCAGGGTTCGCTACCATTGGTGGATAGAGTTTGCCATCCTTCAACACGAACACCTTGTAGCCAATACCCTTCTTCTTAGGTTCAGGTTTCTGACGGAGAGAGAATGAAACATCTTCGCCAGTCTCGGAGTTCGTTACCTGACCCTTGGCAGTCTTCACGTAGGCTTGTTCGATGGAGCGGATGATATTCTTTGTTACATCGCTATACTCAGTACCAAAGAATGCCAACTTAATCTTCTGCAATATCTCATGGATAGCAGCGAGCAGAGGATGAGACATCTTCATAGCGAGAGTGTGAGCAAGGTTCAAGTCACGAATCATTTCACCTACCGAATCAGCAACAACCTCCTCAGCATAGTAATCTCTAGCACGTCCAGAGAATCCTGCATCGGAATATCTCTTCATGGTCTCATCTACCGCCTTGTCGAAAGCATCAGAGCCATAGGTATCAAGCACAAGCTGAGTCAACTCATTGTATGCAGCAGGGTTCAGGTTCTTGATTTGGTGGGTCATTTCGTGACCGAATACGAACTGAGCACCTTCCGTGATAGAAGAGTCAAGAGTGATGAAGATGGTACGATGAACGTTGCCATCGGCATCCGTAGTCTCCTGAATCCAGCCGTTGCCCAACTTGTCAGAGTACTGCCATTGAATGTTAGCACCCATCATCTTAGCCAGTCTCTCGAAAGCCTTGCGAGTCTTCTGCCCTACGATATTGTCAACGACCTTCATATCATCCACCTTATTCTTCTCTACGTCAGCAGCACGCTCGGCAGTTGTCTGCTGCTTGCCATTCTCCTTGGCAGAGAAAGGAAGGTCTTCCTCAGACCTCTGCTCACCGAACACCTTATTCTGTTCCTCAACCTTCTTGTCAACAAACTCCTTGAACTCTCTAGCAGTATCGGCATCATAGAACGTTGCACCTTCTGTGATTTCGCTATCTATATTAGAAGAGTGTTTAAGGTCACGTCCTGCATTGAACTCCTCTTGCAGTTTCCAAAGTTGGTCAAAGTCTTGCACGTTGTCAGGGAAATAAACTACCTGATTAATATTCTCTCCCTCATCAGGAACAAGAGTGCTAACACCAAAGCCATCTTTGCACATCAAGAACAAATCAGCGTAGCTATTTAACTTAGATGTAGGGTCTATTTCCAAGCCTTGCTTCTTTGCCCAGTTAGCAAGTTCAATGACATACCGATTGATAGGTTCTCCTTCCTTGTCAACAGCAGGGAATCCCAGCTTCTCACCATCTTCCTTAGCCTTCTGCTGCTCAGGAGTGAGAGAATTTATATTATCATTTATTTTGTCATTTGCCTTCTCATTATCCAAATCATTATCCAAATCATTATCCAAATCATTAGATTCATTAGACGATTCATTATCCAACTTCGCCTTCAACTCAGCCTTTTCATCCGACTTCGCCTTCAACTCGGCCTCTGGCTCAGCCTTGTGCTGCTCAGCATAGGCTGCATTCTCCTGAGCACGTTTCTGCTCTTCAAGTATGTTCTCTGCCTGAGCAATGCGAATATTTTCAACAAAATTCCTTGCTTCCGATGCCTTGAAACCGCTATTGAGTACACCGATAAGTGCGTTGCGAATATCCTGAGTGTCGAGTGATTCAAGGTTGGATGGACGATTCTCCCACAAGCTATGAACGAGCGCATCAATAGTAGTTCCCTTGCCATCAGCAGCGAGCAACTGAGTTTTGGCAAAGTCTTCTCTGCTCAATCCAGTTTCCTGCTTAACACCCTTGCTTGTCTCTGTTCCCTCATAGTTGAGAGAGTGAGCACCGAGGTTGCTAGCCACATACTCCTCAGCAGTAAGCGGAATCGTATCAGTCACATCAATGCCAGTACCATCATACAGACGATGCAGCAGAGTTCCAACCGTCTCCTTATAGATTTGAGCCACCGCCTCAGCATCATCCTTCACCGCACTCTTCAAGCGAGCGAACTTTCTTCTTGCCTTCTCAATGAGTTCCTTTCTACCCTCAGCAGTATCTTCCACCTTGGCAAGTTGTCGCTCATTATAAGCATCACGGATAGCGATGGCAGAGTCATAAGCCGCCTTAGCATCAGCAATAGCCTTCTCCTTGGCATCCTTAGCAACCTTCTGTTCCACGAAAGTCTTACCCCTCACGGTCATGTTGCTAGCCTTGTCGAGTGCCTTCTTTGCATCAGACACATATCCAGATACGATACTATCTGCATCCTCACCAAACTGATTATCATATAGCTCAGCAGTCTGTGCGGCAGTCAGCTTCGAGAAGTCAGGATTGCCATCCTCCAGCATAGGCACGATGGTTCCATCTTCAAGGGTAATGGCAGGAGCAGTAGGAGTCTGTTCAGTTTCAGGAGTCTCAGCAGATTCAGGAGCAGCAGTCTCATCAGCAGGAGCAGCAGTCTCGCCCTCTATTGTCGGAGTCTCCACCTCTATCTCACCTCTATTCTCTCCACTATTATCCTCTATCATTGAGGATTCAGCAAAAGCTTGCTTATACTCATCGAGTGTCATAGTAGTAGCAGTTCTCACATCTTTCTTATTGACCGCATGAGGAATAAGAGAGCCATCACTTGTCAATTCCATCACCTTAGCTTTTGCACCAGAATCACGGATAAGAAACAACTGGGAGTTTGGATATTTTGTATTACCATCCTTGCCGAGTACATCAGCAAGCACCACGTTTCCATTGTCATTAAGTATCTGATTGAAATCAAATGAAGGTTGAGTCTCTTCTATATTCTGAGTCTGCTGGGCTTCACGTTCCTTCTCCATCTGTTCACGCTCAGCCTTGGCAGCTTCCAATCTCTTCTGGTCTTCCAAGTCTTTCATCTGCTGCAAGTCTGCAAGCGAATAAGGATTCTCCACCACGTTACCATCTATAGAGATAGCAGCAGTACCATCACCATAGTCAGCCAACACCTCATAGGTATGTTCAGTACCATCAGTATCAGTCACATTGAACTGGGAGCCAACTTCAACGGTTCCATCAATGATGCCAGCCACTTCCTTGATAGCATTCTCTTTTGCATAAGCTACCGCCTGAGCCTTCACATCATCAGCAGGAAGTTCTTCACCCAGTTCAGCGAACATCAACGCATCAGCGTGTTCTACACTATTCGTTGTCGGGTCAAAGTAGAGAATCATATCATCGCTATTACCCACATCAATGGAGCCATCATCATGAGTAGCAATGTTACCACTAATAATGTACACACCATAGTCTTCCAAGCCACCTGATGCTTTGATTGTAGCGTTACGGACAGAACCACGACTCTGGTCTGTGTACATATCAACTCTCTGTTCTGCCTGATGTGCAGCGAGGTCAACCTTATCTTGTGCATCATCAACCACGCCTTGGTATCGGGCAGAAGACAACTGGTAGTCATAGATAGCTTGGTCAAGTTTATCATCCTGCCCAGTCATTGATTCCAGTTCCTCGTCACTCATGGCAGATAGCTGCTGCTCAGAGATGCCCAAGGCTGCTGCAAGAGTCTTCATCTGGTCTTCCTGCTGAATCTGAATGTCATGCTTGTCTGCATCATCAGCATCATGCCCCTCAGAATAAGCATTGTCAATATCTGCCTGATGCTGCTCCTCAGGTGTTGTTGGCTCGTTGGTAATCTCCTTGGCATTCATTTCAGCAATCTTGGCAATATTGTAGCCACGCATCTTCATCAAGTTGATACCATAATTTACAGCAGCATTAATCTGCTCCTTGGTCATGGTATCTCTCTGTCTGAGAATATCAGCCAGCACACCACCCATCTGCTCGTTGGTTGCATTGTCAATCTTATCCTTGATGTCTGCCCAGTTATCGCCCATAAGGTTCTGTGCATCAATATCAGCCACGTTCACCTTGTTGCGGAATCGGTAATACTGAGCACGATTGTAGATACCTTTTACTGGTCGGGAGCCAGCACCCATCGCATACATAGAACCGACAGAGATAGCCATACCACCGATGATGTCGAGTTGTTGTCTAGCATCAAGGATGTCACTCACCTTTCCTTCACCATCCAGCAGGGCATGAAGAGGAATACCAATTTCCTCTTCCATCACTTCCTCAGCGAAACCATTGATACCGAACTTCTCCATCCACTTCTTGGAATTGGTATACCATCCGCTCTTGCCGATATTCTTGAAGAACTCAGCAGAAGCATTCATACCATGTTTCTCCATGAAGTTAACAGCACCCTTCTTGATACCATAGTTGTGACCGAAAAGTTTTTCTGTATAGTTCTCTACCATAGCAGAGGTCATACCCTTATAGAGAGCAGTACCAATAGACTCACCACCCTCATGCAGAAGATTTCCATTCTCATCGAAAGTACCAAACTTATAATCACCCTTCTCATCCTGATACAGATTACCAAGATGTCGCTGCATGATGTCAGCACCAGTCTTCAACGCTTGCTCAGTTCCAGCCATTGCATACGAGCCGATAACATCGCCAGCCACGATACCAGTATTCTTCAAGATGGCAGCACTCACCTTGCCCATGCCACGTTTAGCAGCAAATTTCAAGGCTCCACGACTGATGCCCTTGGTAATACCACCATAACCGCCAGTCAGGAAGAAGTCAGCCATAAATGGGAGACTCTGCCCTGCAATTTTCGTCCAACGATAGACGTTACCCATCTTATCATCTTCGAGAGCCGTAGCAGCATCCGCACCAAGTTTACTCTTCAGGAGCATCTTATCAGAACCAGAGAGAGGAATATTGTTATCCATCTTTGTCTTGATACGCTCCATCTGCCCCATGATAGCGAAGTCAGTCAGACCGAAATCCCATGTTTTTGCAGTAAAGGCTGTATTGTCAAGAGCCTTCAAGGCATCCTCACCCCAGCTACTTGTAGGATATTGTTTCACCGCTTCAAGCGCACCAATCTGCTCAGTAACCAGAGAAAGAGAGGTTGCCAACTTATTTCTATAGTCACTCTGCTCAGCAGTTCTTCCGTTACTTGCACCGATACTAGCACCATAAGAGAGCAAAGGATTTCCGTGTTGACGATTATCCTCAGCGATAAGAGCTTCAATCTCCTTCTTTCGGGCATAGGCATCAGCCAGTTTCTTGTCAAACTGCTTTTGAGCACCCTCCTCAGTAAGGTAGGTTCCATTCTTGCCGATGTTCTCCTGCAAGTCATAGTTACCATTCTTGTCACGAACATCAAAGGCAGATGGAATCTCACCAGTATCTACCGCTACCTGATAGGCATCGTTCTGCTTGTCAAGTATAGCTTGCATCTGCTCAGCTTCAGGAAGAGAATAAACATTCTCATTGTCCGAGGTAACGTATGCGCCAATCTTGCCAGTCTCAGAATTGTAAGCGAAATCATCCTTCACTACATTGTTTGCATCACCACCATAAGGAGTCTGATGTGTACCCAAGTTCACACGACCGAAATCCTTCTGCTGTTTCTGCTTGCGTTGTTTCAGTCTGTTGTATCTGCCAGCATTGTTCATTGTCTGCTGAGCACTAGCCGAGATAGCTGCTGCCCCAGCAGAGAAACGAGCACGGTCAGCAGCACTCATAGGAACACTACCGCCCTTCGCTCTAGACGAAGTCTTACTACGAGGTTCAAAGAGTGCAGAGTAAAAACGCTCATAAGTTGATGGAACATCAAAGTTCTGAGCCTTCAAGTTCTCATAGATAGCATGTCTGTTATCCGCACCGCCCTTTCCGTCTCTTGTCAGAGCACTCTCAAACTTATTGTAATCATCAGGCACATCATAGTTCTGTGCTTTCAGATTCTTGTATAAAGTGTATAATGGTCTTTCTGCCATGATATATATATTTGTTTGTTACCAAATTCTTGTTACCAATTCTGTTACCATTTTACGCCAGTCTTCTTCTTGCCACCCTTGTTGGATGATGACGTATGGTTCTGTTTACCCTTACCATGCTTACGCTGATAGGCTATCTTCTGAGCCTTCTTTCCTGCTGCCGTTTTAGGAGAGTAGCCCATCTTCCGTACTTCCTTTGCAGCCTCAGCCATACCATCAGGGTCTTTTTCCATCAAATCCATATACTCATCAACCTCTCCTGAGTAGGAACCGGTTCGGGAGCCACCACTACCCGACTTGTTGGCACGCAAACGACCAGTCTCAGCATTCATACGTTGTATGGCCTCTTGTGCTTGCCAATGAGAAATCTGCCCATCAGCCAGAGCCTTCTTTATAGCCAAGACTGCCTTCTTGTAATCAGCATCAGTCTGATACTTCATCTTCGACAAGTCAAGTCTTCTGTTACCTTGGTCAATTCTCTGCTGCCCTTGGTCATTCTTCACCTTGTTGATTTCGTTCTGCATATCGTGATACCTCATCTGCTCAGCGAGAGTCAGGTTATTCTTCCGAGCTTCCTCATCAAGAGCGAGTGCCCTCTGATACCCAGCCAGCCATGATGCCCGATTCTTCTCTCTCTGAGCATCCATATAAGCCTTGCGTTTATTCACCGCCTTAGTCATATCCGACTCAGGATTGTGTACCACCTTTGCACCTTTGGTAGCAAAGTAGATATTGGATAGCGCACGGAGACCATCACCCAGAGCAGCGATACGAGCCTTGGTACGCTCCTTCTTCTCTCTGTTCGCCCTCTGCTCGGCAGTCTCATTCAGTTCAGGATTCAGCATCTTATACATATCAGCATAAGACAACTGCTTAGGCAGAGGTTTCGACTCCTCCTTCTTCACGATGGGTACGGATGGTTTATCCTCCTCATCATTAGGAGCACTCTGATTTACATCTACCCCATTGGCGATGGCTTGTTGAGTAGCAATAGTCTTCTCTTTAGCCGCCTTCATCGTAGGTGTTTCATTCTGAGGAGTAGCAGCATTCATCTGGTCAACCTTCTTTCCAGCCGCATCAAGTTGCTGCTGAGTGAAGACTGGAACCTGAGTCTGTGCCACCTTCTGTGCGGCATCCAACCCACTCTGCTGCTTGTTGATAACACTCTGTGTAGTCTTCAAGCCATTGTTGTTTCGTAACATATCTGATGCTTTCATAGTCTATGCTTTAATCTTCTTTGGCGCATTATCACCAATCATATTATTCAAGTCATTTGCTACTTGCTGCTGGGTAGGAGCCGCACCCACCTTGGCATCCAACTTAGCCATATCTACATCGGTAGGCTGTACCACGTCAGGACGAGCCACCTTACTCTTACCAGCACCACTATCAAGCGTTGCAGCGATATTGGCAGCAGTACCAGCCACACCTGCCACCGCATTGGCAGTATCAGCAGCCTTCTCAGCTTCCATGCCCATCTGTTGGTTCTGCAACTGGTTCTTTCTGTTCATATACTGCTGTTCGATGTTATCCTTTCGGGCATCATTTGCAGCTACAATCTGTGAGGTAGTATCAGCAAGAGTCTTGTTGTTCGCCTCCTTTACCGCAGTAGTAGAATCGTCTGTACCACCCATTACCGCTTGTCTACCCTTGGCAGCCTTGTTGCGGTTCTTAATCTGCTCCTGCATCTGTGTGAGCAAGCGAACCGTATCAGCACGCTTGGTCGGGTCGGCATTGTATGTTCTGTCATACCATGCCTGATTTTCTCTCTGTTGCTGGGCAATCATCTGCTCCTGCTTACGTCTCGCCTTGCGGTTAGCTATACCGCCAGCAATACTGCTTGCAAGCCCAAGCCCAGCACCTATTAATGCACCTATCATATATATGAAAATTTAATTATTAATAATGGTACAAAGATACAGATACCATCCTAGATTCGTATTTTATCCGTTTATTTAGGTGGTAAGTTAACGGATAAAGTTTCCGTTTGCCAACAAATTACTATCTTTGCACCAAAATAGTTAAGACAATGGCAGCAGATAGAAATACAAAAGGTCAGTTCGAGAAAGGTCGGGCAAAGACTGGAGGTAAGCAGAAAGGGTACGAGTCTCCTATCACAAAGGAGTTTCGTGAGCTGTGTGCCGACTTTTCTAGAGAGGCTTGGGAAGACTTCATGGCTGCATGGTATAAGTGTGAGCCGAAGGACAAGGTATCAACTTTCATCAAGATACTAGAGTTTAACTGCCCTAAGCTACAGACCGTCACTCTTGACGATAAGCGTGAGGTTCACAACGCCCTCACCGAGAAGTTGAGACAAATGTCAGAAGAGGAAGGATAAAATATAATTCATAAGAAGAACGTTTGTTTTTTTCATAGGTTTTTGGTTTATAGGTTTTAAGATTGTTAGGATAACGAAATAGGGAATGCGTGAGCACTCCCTATTCTTTTATTCACAATCAGCGACCACCTCTCGCTCTTCTATCCCCAACCATATCCGTCTTGGAACCACGATTCACCGATGATGGTTTATACCTAATTCCTGATTTGGTATGTGAAGCATCCATGCCCTTGCGAGAAGCTGCCCCATACTTCTTATCGTGGGCAGCGTTGTGACGGGCGAGTTCCCTACGCTTAGCCTTCTGAGCAGGAGAAGACTCGAACTTAGTATCGTAGGCAGCCTTCCGTGCCCTAGCTGCTGGGTGAGTTCTGTAGTATTCAGCAGATAAACTAGTCATTGGCAATCTCCCAATCGTCTGCAAGAACATCACTAGATGATGCTGTCCAAGAATCTGCAACACCAGACTTCTGAACGAGAAGCAACTGGTTGTTATAGTTAATGCAAGGATTCTCACGATTCATCAAGATGTCCTTGACCGCCTGAGGAAGAGACTGCATATTATGGATAACATCAGCACCAATATGAGAAGGAACTTGCTTAACTACAAACATACCATTTCCATTCCAACCCTTACGTCTAACCGCAAGACCTAATTTCAGAGCATTAACAGCCCCACCGATACCCATTCCAGCGCAAGCACATGACGTTAATTCGTCATTAGGAAATAAGCCCATATCCTTCATACGTGCAGTCAAAGCAATAAAGTACTTCTCCATACCCAATGCTTGCTCCTTCATTAATTTAAACTGATAGTCACCAACTTTCTCACGGAAACCATCCATACACAAGGCTACATTAAGTTTGCCTAAACGTTCTCTCAACTCATTGTGCTCTTGGCACATTCTTTCTTTAAAATCATCCATAAACAAAATAATTAAATTAATATCTATATCCAATTACACCATAACCATTCATGAATGTGAATCAATGCAGCACCAACTACCAGCGCAATCACTCCTGCACACACACCGAAGATGTCTGCCCACATATCATCAGCATCCACCTTCTCCTTGCTGACTAGCTTATCAATCACCACCTCCTTGAAGATACCTATAACAAATGTAGCCAGAGTAGCGAGCCATAAGTTATAGGTCAAGAAGAATATCATTTGCACCAGCACCATGATAACCACGAAATGCAGCACTTTATCCGTCTGCAAGCCACAGAGCCAGTTCTTAGGCTTTGTATACAGAGTATTCCATATCATTCTAATCATTGTCTTTATCTCCAATAAAGTTCACGATGTTCCTTCTTCAACAAATCCCCAGTTCTACACCACCAGTCATTCGGACTCGCTTTAAGATACTCTTCAAACTCAGGGCAGTTCTCTTCGTGAGTAAGATGAGGATGAGAAGTAGGCTTAAACTGATGCACACACAGCAAGTCTGCATGATTGCCACCATAAATGCGTTGCGGCATAACATCTTTCGCCTGATGCCACACCTTGTTGAGGTCAATGAGTTCTGCCCCATCCAGTTCCTTCAGGACATTATCAATCTTACCCAGCACACGATTCAGGACTTCTGCCCTATCCGTGCCACCCTTAGCAATTAACCAATTAGCATCACTCAGGGCACTTCTAATCAACATATCAAGTTCCATAAGCCAAAATTTTAATGTCTTTTCGATTTCTCGATGTTATATTGTTCACAAATGTCGCAATATGCGCCATAAGCTAAGTTATCAACCATTTCGTTGTACTTGTCACCATTGTGACCTTTCACCCAGTGAAAACGAACTCCTGCCAAATGAGCAGAGCATTTCTTGTACAACTCATAGAGGTCAGGATTCATCATTGGTGGAGTACTCTTCCCCAACACAAGTATGCAGTACTGGCTATCCGTATAAATATCAAGATAAGCACCATCTGGACAAGACTTAGCTGCACTAATGATAGCAAGCAATTCCATACGATTGTTTGTTGTCTGTAGTCTGCCATGATTCTTCATCTTGACAATCTCTCCATCCTTCAATACGATGTAAGCAGAACCTCCTGCCTTATACTTGGAATGGTTGTCACAACTTCCATCCGTATAAGCCACATAGTTCATGCCATTATCAGGAAATGGCTCAACTGGGTCGAAATTTTCCGACTTTTCAGCCAATTTTTCTCTGATTGCTCTAGAGAATTTACCTTTAGCGTTGAACACACCAAAGTTAGCATCTGTGAGAATCATCCAGTTTACTGGTTCCCCTCCATTTGCCTTCTTCCACTTCCTTTCATCAAGATAATCATAAAGACTCTTGATGTACTCATCTGTTCCATAGTTCTTCGATATACAATATCTCTTGAACTTCTCATAAGTAGGTTTATCCATAACTAATTGTTTATTATATATTTTCTTTCTTTCAATGTAGGTTACCAAAACAAACATCTAAGCAATTAACAGAAAAATCCGTCAGGGATTCCTCCAATACTCATGTCTCTCTGAATAACCTTTTCACTCTGCTTGCCATAGATAAGATGCCTGAATCCATCGGTCACCGCCCTATTAGCGATAGAGTAAGTACAAGCAAGGACTACAAATCCAAGAGTGCCGACAATAAAGTCTGCCTTGGGTTTTCTCGTTCTCAACAAAGTTCTCTTCGTTTCTTCCTCATTCCTGATGTCAAAGGAATGTTTCTCGGCAAGAGTAGAATTAATCTTACCACTGGCAATAAGTCTTTTCTTTATTCTCGAAACAGAACTACTACTTGTATTGAGAGCCTTCTGAAATTGCTTTATTGTGATAGCTTTACCTTTGGCACCGACCTTTTCACCCTCAGGTGCTTTCATGCAACAGTCCTTATGCTCGGCAGCACAAATCTGAAATTCAAAAAGTTTCTCGTTTATAAGATTGAATAATTCTTTCAAGGTATAATCTTTTACCTCAAACTTACATACCATAGCACCACGATACTCACGACCCTTTCGAGTCCACTTTATCGTATTGTCACGGAACGAAGAGACAATAACCTTGTTTCCGTCTACCGAAAACAAAGCATCATCTTTCATGTCTTGAATAAGTCTTTCTGCTTTTGGTTTACCAATATGTAATCCTTTCCTCAATTTGTATTCCGTAACATTCCACATTACAGAATTGCTATGCTGCATCTTTATCCAAATAGCAACAGCAAGAAGTTCCTTCATGCTCTTACTTGAAGAGTATGCTTTCAAAAGTTCTATGGTTACATTTATATACTGCATAACATAAAAAAGAGTCCCAAAGTCTTGGTTGCAGCAAGAACTAAGGGACTCATATCTTGTAGGCTTACGCCTTGAAAGGAGGACTACTTTATCCAGCCAATCTGCAACATTGACGATGCAAAGATAGAA